TATGCCTTCCAGCAATTCGCGCACTGGCTCCAGCACATACTCTGGTGTAAGCATCGCTTGCCGCACATGGCTATCAGGTCGGCGGCGCTTTTCATTATCAAACCTATGGCTTGCTATCCCCATATTCGGCCTATGACGCTTTCCTTATTCTTCCGACAAAGAGCTTTTCTTTTTTACTATACTTTACAGATACTTTTGTTTTGTGCTTAATCCCTAGCCAGTCCATGAAAGATATTTTCGAGAATGATCCGTCTGGTCTCACCTTGATGTCATTCCCTGGCTTAAATCCAAAAGCGTTTTTCTCTTGGTCAACCCAGATATCAATGGAGGTGCTGTCTATTTCTTTCATTAATTCTCTGGAAAGCCTAAATGCTCTCAGTTTTGGATAAACTGACATGTATAATTCTTTCTTTTCCCCAACCCATCTTTCAAACATGGTCCACCTCATATAAAAACTAACAAGACAATAAACTTGACGCCGGTCAGCACCGGCAATTAATTCTTACACCGTTCCCGGCGCAAGTTATCCGCACGTTATAAATCTACGCCACCCAGTCAGTACAATTACTGATAATGTGCGACACATCGTCCTTTTCAAAATAGACGATCCCTTGGTCGCATTTCAGCATATATCCGTGTTCTCGTTTTTTGTAATGGGTCACGTTAGTCAACTCCAAGTACTGCCCCGGATTGCTTTGGAACATCATCTTTCTGGTTTTCTCTACGTTCACTTCGATCCAATCTTTATTCATGATTTCACCTTTTTAAATTTATAACCAGCCGTTTCAGCGGAAACCGATAAAGCCCGGTTCTCGCTGAACTTCACGTTATTCCTCTTGCAGATACCTAAACTCAATCCTCGTTATCTCACTTCCCGGTAAACACCCCTTATGCGTCCGGCAAAACATTTCGACAAACTCCTCAGGAGGCATCCCCGGAAAACCCTCCAGAATCATCTCTTTCCCCCCATAATCCTCATGGCTGAAATTCTCGAGTATCCGGCTTAACCACTCAAAACGAGTAGCAACGACAACACAAGGGCAGCCGAGCTTGATGATCTTCTCGCCTTTCTTTAGGCCCATGCCTTTTAAAACCGGCTGGAAGATATTGCCGGCCTTCAGCTTTCGCCAGCCGAGGCGGCGGGTGACGAATTTCGTCTGGTTCAGGATCTGCTGCTCGGTCAGCATAAAACTCATATTGCGCATGGTATCACCTCGGAATTATCTTGAAGTCCATTCTTTGCCGTATTTATGCTTCCAGGCCCAATCAGCCGACAGATAGCCGAGCACCTCCGGCGGCTGCGGCAGGTATTGAAAAAGCAGCTTGCCGCAGTCTGAGCAGACAAGACCGGCCGGGACCTCGGCCATGGTGACAAAGCATGATCTGTGCTGGCAGGGAATAATTGCCCTGAGTGCTTCAAAGATTGTCAGCTGCTTTTTCACTGGGCAATCACCTCAACGCCTGCAGCCGCCCAATATCCAAGCCAGTGATCTTGCCGGCCATGGCATCCATGACGATATCAAGGAGGACTCCGGCGCGGCTTGGGTCGGTTGGCTGGGGTGTTTTGGCGGTGACGGTCAGGGCGTCAAGTTCGGCGATGGCGTCATCGAGGAGTTCCTGCAGGCGGTCTTTTTCCTGTTTCAAAAACGATACCTCAGCGGCAAGGTTAATCTCGGTTGCACTGGAGTGTCCCAGCTCGACAGCTATGTCCAAACAGGTTTTTTGATAGGAAAAAACCAGCTCACTGAGGGATGTAATCCGCTGTTCATTATCGATCCTTTCGAGCGTATGCGTTTGGTTGGTGTCGCGGAGTATTGCATCCCTCTCCCCCACCACCTTCTTCAAGGTCTCAATCTCACAGAGCAGCGCCCCGACATCCTCCCCCGGCTTTGCCTCTTGTGGCTCCGGCAGATGCCCAAACTCAGCAAGCGCAGCAATAACCGCCTGCGGGTTATTCTTTGCGGCAATGCGCATCGACATGCAGCCAGAGCAGACGTTTTTTCCATAATGCATACAAGTGTTTTTCTCCGCTCCGCATTGATCACATACGGTAAGTTTTCGTTTGACTGTTCCCATGGCTTCCTCTTTTTGTGGTTGGTTGGTAAGGGGTGTTGCAACTGTTTTTTCTAAGTCTGCGGCTCCGTCCAAGCCGGTGCAATAGTCTATCTCAAAGCCAAAACGCAGAGCAATGACGGCGCGAAAGGCCCGGCACGAGGTATAAAAGGCAGTCCCCCGGCAAAACTCCTGCGGCTTTCGGCTGATCGGGCAGCGCCTCCGCCCGGTCATTTGTCCACCTCAATCGATTTAATGGTAACGCCCATATTGCAAAGGGGGCAGGCAAGGTTTTCACAGCGGTGGTATCTGATGCGGGTCATATCCTCCCAGGGCAGGGTCCGGTAGCCCTTGGCTTTTTGCCCACACCAGGGGCAGACGGCACCGGAGCGGGGCGAGAAATCGACACCGGAGGCGGCGGCGCCCTTGGCTATCACCAGCTTTTTCACAATCAGATTCATACTCATCCTTTCTGCCAGTATTTAATCTGCAGGATGTCCTCGGCAATGGTGTTCATCACCGCACAGTCCCAATAATGGTTGGCTTTGCCGTCCGGGCACTGCCAGAGGTTATGGTCATCGACATATTCGGCGCACATCTGGCTGGCATAGTCGACGCCGCGGGCGTTGTCTTTATTGACGGAGGCAAGCAGGTGCATGGCGCCCGGATCGTCGGGGGCAATCTTCATCGTCCCGGCAAGGAGGTCCTTATAGTGGTGGCTGTCGGCGGAGAGCAGCTTGATGCCGCCGGGGATAAGGATTTTCGTACCTGGGTAACGGTCGATAACCGACCAGCTTTGCGGGTTGGCCTTGCGACCGGCAGCGCCTTTATAGGCCTGGGCGCGGCCCGGATGCTGACGGATAAAATTATAAACCTCTGTGGTGCGATGGCCCATGGCATCGATAACGAGGAGATGCACCGGGTAATACAGGCCGGAGGCGTCCTGGTAATGGGTATCAAAGACCATGGCGGCAAGCTCCACCAGAGATTTAACAAAGCCGAAGCGGACCTGGTAGCGGCTTTGCTCGGTCCCCGATCCATCCTGCTTGCCCCAACCCCAGGCGACTATCTCGAAATACCAGCCATCATCCTGGGTGTCGGCTGAGGCGGTAAGGGCGGCGATCTGCCCGCCACCCGGGACCAGGTGATCGGGGCGGTCATCGGCCAGGGCGTAAACGAGATCCTCTTTTCGGGTTTGTCGTTGCGGGATATGGGCGACACCGCGGATCTGGGTGTCGAAGTAGTGCATATCGCCGGGGTTTGTCAGACCGCGAAGGAAGGCGGCGGCCATCTCCGAGTTGGTGACCAGGGGCGAGATCCACCCGGGCGAGTGGAAGGCGATTTTTTTCGGATGGACAGCGCGCAGGTAGGCAAACAGCTCGCGGCCGTCACCGGCCAGGGGCAGTTTGCCGCCGTTGGTCTCTTTATACCAGTCGACGCCCTTGCCGTAGGCATGCCACTTGCCGGACTCAAGGGCTTTTTTTCTGGCCCGGTCATTCCAGGCAGAGCCGCAGTGGTGGCAGACATAGCGGGCAAGGTCCTGCTGCTCGATTTGTTGCGGATCGCGGACATCGTCCGGCCAGCGGATCTGCTCAAAGCCCATGGCTTGATGCTCGCCGCAGTCCGGACAGGTTACATGGTAGGTAAAGACGACATCGGCTTCCTCGAGGAGGTACCGCCAGATCGGCCCGGAGACCAGCGTCGGGGTGGAGATCAACCAGCATTTGGCGCCGTACTGAAAAGCCCGGTAGCGCTCAAGAAAGAGTTTTAACGCCGGGGCTTCTTTTTTTGACGGCTGCTCCGGCCATTTATCAATCTCATCGCCGACCAGGTAGCGGGCGGAGACGTTACCGAGCGAGGCAACCGACCCGGCCCAGCCCATATAGACGAGCATGGTCTGCAGTTTGATGCGCAGTGACGCCATATCGTCGGAGCTGCCGGTCATCAGTTTGCGCAGGCGCGGCGATTTCTTGAACATCGGCTGCAGATAATCCTGGCAGCGCTTGCTGGTGGTGTCGCGGTCCGGATAGGTGATAAGCACCGAGCCCGGCTGCATATCGGCGATATAGCCGATCATCGTCTCCGCCCCGGCCGAGCTGCCCGACTGCGGCACCTTGATATTACCGATCATGCGGACCGAGGGGAAAAAGCTCGCGTCCATGATGCCGCGCATATGCGGCATAAAGTTATTGTCCCAGCGGGCACCCTCCAGAGGACCATAGGTGGCAACACGGTTTTGTGGCGCCCAGACCGACGGCGGGATGGGTTTCCGCCGCCGGAAAAAACGCCGCTCACCGGCGGAGGGGGTAAAGGATATCCGCTGCCGGGTGGAGCGTCGGCGGAACTTCTCCGGCAGCCATTCCGGCGCGGTGCGCAGGCGGATGGTGCGGGAGGTGCGGATATCGAGGGAGGGGGAAGGCATGGCTATTTTTCTCAGAACGGGCTATTTCTTTTTTGTAACTCTGCTAAAGGAGTACAATGCCATTCGAGAAAATCATCAACATCATCTTTTTTTAACCCTGCCATTTCATTCCACTTATCAACAGATTCCTCTTCTGTTTTTCCCCAGGGACCGCGCAACCCACAATTTCCACAAGCAACCGTCGACGGGTAATCTTCTGCTTTCCATCCCGTAACTTCTACGTCAAATACGGCCAGATCAAGGTGCTTGCAATAATGGCAAACAGCGATATAAACGGTTTTTTGGCAAAATTTTTCATCTTGAGTTTTACAAATTGTCACGTGGGTTAAAGTTGGCATAGGCATTCTCTTTTTTTGAGTTATATAGAGTTCACACCGGGCAAAAACATCTTGTCCATACTGCGGACACTCCTTTTGCTGGCAACTATCAAAACAATCCCGCACAACAGGAATAATGATCATTTCAATTCGCCTCCAAAATTACATCAAATTCGGCATCGGCGGCAAAGTCGCCCATGCGCTGTTCCACTGCCCGGCTGATCGCCGCGACCAGCTCGGGCGCCCTGGTCTGATCACCACCGACGATATCTATCCATTCGGCGGCTTCGGTCTGGATGGTATGGTTCAGGTGCGCCATAAAGGCGACGGCCCGGCCGACGATAGCCAGCTCGAAATCATCGCGCGGCACAAACTTGTTTTTTCGGACACCGAGGTTGAACTCCGCCTCCTCCATTTTGTACTTCGCCGCCCGCAGATCGACTTCGAGCTTTTCTTCCTGCATCTTATCCATGCGCTCGTTGACCTTCTGTCCGGTGGCGACCGTCTTTAACCAGGTCTTGGCATATTTATCGCAGGCCTTCTGGCTGTATGATCCGTCCGACTCCGGCCGCAACAGCTTCTCCTTGCAATGGC